TTCTAGTATGGCATTACCATCCTGTTCATCCTCGAAAGGACTCTTTTGGTTTCTTGCGTAACGAAGAGGTCGGTTAATACCTTTGTCTTCATCAAAGTATAGTAAAGATGTACGGTGGTTATGGTGTGAACTTAGCATCAAGGATAATGGTGCTGATTCACTTAATAGTCTGTAGCTTTTAGCTACTGCTTTTTGTTTTGTTTTCATTATATAAAATTTAATTAAAATTAAAAAAAAGGGGAGGAGGTTAGTCCTCCCCTATATTATTAGTTACTAGTCTTGAAACAAGAAGAAGTTGTTTGCACCTAAAGTACATACAGCTCTTTCTGACAAGAAGTTAACTGTCATTGCATCCAAAGAAGATGTTCTTGCACCACCAGCTGAACCAGTAATCCAAGTTTTGTAACGTCTATCTTCAGTCTCAGAAGCTCGGTAACGTACATGTAAGAATGGACGTTTAGCGTTCTTCCCTAAGATTTGGTCATATACTGTAGTAGAACCTGCAGGAACTAACATTCCGCTGATTTTTCCACCAACTAAACCACCACGCATTGTTGGGTCGTTTAAGTATTTCCAATCTGATTTGTAAAAGTCATAACCTCTACGGAATCCTGTGAACCCTAAGTTAAGAGCCATATCCTCATCGTTATCGAAAAGACCGTATGAAGTACCACCTGCTCCGTAAGAGTTTTGTGCCGCTAACATATCGTCAATATCGAAAGAGAAGTCTCTGTTTACAAAGATTACGTTCTCCTCAATAGAACCTTGCTTATCAAGACGTTGGATAACGCTATCAAATCCTGCAAGAGTTGTTGGATTACCTCCAGACCAAACGTTTCCTCTGTTGTTTACAACATAGAATACTCCCTCAGAACCTTTGTTACCTACAGGAGAAGCTGCTGCAATAGCACCTGAACCTGCTTCTGCTGGTACTGCCTCAATCATTGCTGTCTCTAAGTAGTCCTCAAAACGTAGACGAGTCTCGTGCTCAGACTTCATGTACCATAGGTATCCTGTTCCTCCGTTTTCAGTAGCAATCTCTACCCATCCAATCTGTGCCATATCAGAACCACTTACCTCGTAAGTATCCTTAATGATGATTGGAGAGTTTTCAAAGATAAAGTCTTGAGCCTCTAAAGAACCTGACATTCCATCTGTTCCTTTTCTGAACTCAGAACCGTAAATAAATATACTACAAGCTGTAGCTGCTGCCATTGTCTGACCACCTGCTTCATAGTAAGCTACCGTTACTGTAAAAGGAGCTGTAGGTGAAACAGCTGTAACAACTGCTTTATTTTGCAAAGTTGAACCTGCTGTCTCGTCAGAAATCATAATAGTTTGACCTACTCTGATTGCTGAAAACCCGTTAGCTGGAGCACTTGAAGCTGGAGCTGCTGGATTAACTTGAGCTGTTGGTATAGTCCATACCGCTATATCCTGTGCAGCTGCTGCAGCTGACGTACATCCTGTGTACTTTGTGTGTAATCGCCCCTGCTCTGCCCATTTGATAAGGTCTGAGTTAGAAGGCATCTCAGCACCAACCATTCGTAAGAATGATGCTACTGTTCTGTTTCCGTAACGTTCGAACTCTTTCTCGTATGTATCTGGAAGATACTGATTCAAGAAATCGAAGTTAGTAATGTAGTTCGATGCTAATGCTACCTGTTGTGCACTAGGCTGTAAATCGAATCCTGGTGTTCCTAAAACTGCCATTTTTTAAATTTTTTAATAGTTTATAATTTTTTAATACTTCTAATTTTGAGTCCCTTACCACTACTCGTATCGCCTACGGTTCTAATCTTCAATCCATCTTTACTGAAATTCTGTGGGGTGTTCCTTACATCCATATTAATGTTCTTTGATTTTTTAGAAACATTATCTACAGTGTCAGTCATACCCTGATTGTAAAAGAATTCAGCAAATTTGTCAAGGTTCATAGCAACCGACATAGCTCTATGATATCCCTGAGCATCATTGATAAGACCTGACTCACTATCCATAAACTTATTTATGAAATTGTTTACATCAGACTGCTTACCCTTTAACTCAGTAGCATCACCAGGTTTGAAAGTGAAACTTTTCTCTCCGACATTGAACTCAAAACCTTTGAACTCATCGTTAAAAACCTCATCGGTTTTATTCAAAAAGTAATCGTACCTCTTCTTCTGTGCTTCACCAGCAGTGTTAGATTCCTCTATATAACTCTTCATTCTATCAAACTCCTCACTTTGCTTATCAGATAATCCACCCCCACTTGACTCAAGAGGAATGTTATACTTATCTTTTTGCTCATTGAAAAACTTTTTAGCTTTTACAAGTTCTCTTTTCTTTGCTCTCTCAATCTTCTTAATGTCTGACTCATCATCTAGTTCTTCATCGTAACCAAACTTGTCCTCCATTAAGTCTTTTATATCCTCACTATCCAAGCCTTCCTCGGTGTGAGCATAATACTGAGACAACAGTGTGTTACTGTCCATGCTATCATAGTCTCTTTGTAGTTTTACAAAGTCCTCAATACCACGACCAGTTTCTTTTTTGTACTTAAAGTACGCAGAAACATCTTCAGGCAAATCCTCGTTTGATTCTTGCGTCTCAAACAACTGGTCTACCGAGTCGATATCTCTATCGTATCTATTCTTAATATAAGAAAGAACGTCTGCATCATTTAACTCTGGTGCGGGAGCTTGTTCTGTTGGTATCTCTACCTTCTCAACTTCAGGCTCAGTATCAGTAGAGTCATCGAACTTTTCTTCGTGCTCCTTTAATAACTGCTCCTCAACTTCTACTGCCGACTTCTCGACACCTGTAACTTCACGTACAGTAAATTTGTTTTCTTCTTCCATTAGATTTAATTTTTACAAAGTTAATACTTATTTATTTTATTTATTTAAGCTTTCTTTTTTGCTTTTTAGATTTTCTATAATCTTTCATAGCTTCTCGCTTATCTTTACCTTTCTTCCAAGAACCTGCAGCAAATCGTTCCGCTCGTTTTCTTTTTTTAAACTCATACACTTCTCCAGCGGCTAATGCTTCATCAAAAGTTTGAGGTTTTTCTTCTTCTTTACCTTTGAAAGTTATTGTAGGTGCTGCAAAATTTCTTTCATTATTCTCCCCTCCTGTATAGGTACCCATTTTTACAGTTGCATTTCTACCTGACTTGTTTCTTTCAAGTCCTCGCAAATGCTTCTTACGTTTCTTTTTTATATAATCTGGCATACTTATATTATCTAGGATTAAATTCAGCAAGGTCAAACCCATCCAAACTATCCTCGTTTGACTCAAAGTTTATTGCGGGTAGGTTACGCTTACGCTGTTCAATCATTTGTGATTGCTGACTATTCCCCATACTTATACGTGCCGCCTTAGCGTCCTCTTTCTGAGTCTCTCTTGAGTCAATCTGTGACTGCTGTAGTCCTTGCATCTTCATAGCGTAGTTAAACTCTACATCCATCAGCCTACGTTTAAGGTCTGCTTCCGCTGACTGCTTCTCCATTTCAAACGCAATCTCAGCCTGCTTAACTTGTATCTTAGCCTGTATCTCCATCTGAGTTTTCTGCATTTCATTCTGTGCTGACTGCTGTTGTAGTTGCATCTGCATCTGACCTTCAGCCTGCATCTTTTGTTGTTCTTGCTGCTGACGTTCAGCCTGTGTCTGCTTACGCTTAACCTTTAACAGCTGGTTAGCCATCTTAAGGTTGTTAATAGTTCTAATATCAATAGCGTCCTCTAAGTCAATACCACCATTCTGTAGTGACATCTGTATATTCTGTTCAAGCTGTGCCTTCTCCTCTTCATCAGGACTCATCTCTACAAAAATACCAAAGTCATATAGATATAAATTTTTAATATCCTCTAGTATACCAAGGTTGTACTTTCCTATCTGCATAGCAAACTCATCTCTAAAGTCTGCATACTGTAATACATCTGCAGTTCTTATAGATAAACACTCAGCTAACGTTTTAGTTATATACAAACTTGCGTTTAGTATATGTCTTGTTGCAACGTTAGAGTTTAACGCTGCAAGCTTTTGAACACCAACCAATGAATTAGGGTCAGGCATAGAACCATCTCTAGCCTCGTTTAACCCAGTAACCTGTCTAAGCATACCTAGGTAGTGGTTATAGTTTCCTATAAGCATCTGCATCTTACTCTGACCGCTGTTAGATGTAAGCTGTTGTATAGGAACCCTAGCGTTATTAAACTCACCGTCCTGTGTGTAGCTTCTACCAATTACACTACCTGTTTGGAAGTATAACCTTAAAGCATCTTCAGGGTTGTATGCAGCCCCTGTACCCAAGTCTACTTCATTTAATCCATCTGCATCTATAAACACACCATCTGGTACTACCTTAGCTACAACCTGTTGTATCTTAAGGTGACTAATCTGAATAAGGTCTGCAAAAGGAATCATACGTCTAACTAAAGACTCTAACACTCCTTTATACATACGTGGTGCACACGCTACATAGTTAGGCATAGCAAACTGATTAGCTGAGTTAGGTCGTACCATGTTCTCCATCATATTCCATTTAAGGATTATGTTAGTTCCCATAACCATAACACCCTCATACCATACGTCAATTCTTTTCTCTACTCTCTCAAACTCACCCTCATCCATCATCTCTTGAGGTGGGTTAAAGTCATCTGTTTTCTCTACAGTCTTATATGTACCCTCGGATACTTTTTTCTTTTTATATACAAAACTATTTGTAGTCTTATAATTAAAGTATAGTAGTGTACAGGTATCTCTTGAAAACATACTGTTCTCATACATAGCCGCCACGTTGTAGTAGTCATACCATGACTGGCTATACTTAGATATCTCCTCCATCTGCTCGTTAGTAATCTTAGGGTCTATCTTAACTAACTCCCCAATAGGGACAGTTTTAATCTCGCCCCAGTAAAAACAGTCTTTAAAGTACGGGTCCTCTGTGTAACTATACACTACATTTGCAGGGTCTACGTATTCAACACGTATACCATCACCCTGTTGAAACTCGTGCTTACATATCCCTATCCCTAGTGTAGTGATATCGTAGTCTACTTTTTTTCTTACGTCTACATAATGATTTTCCTCAAGCATTGTGTTTATAGCAATCTCGTTTGCTATTTCAATCCCTGGCTTATAGTTGAGTTGCATATACAACTCCATCTCAGTATTATTTACAGGTAAGGTATCAGGGTTTACATCAAATAACTTTACACCAAAATCACCTTCTACCTGTCTAAATAAATCTTGATTAATAAAATTTGTTTCTACTATTCTTTGAAACTCATTACGCTTCTCTGCTGACAATGCATCCATTGCAACACAGTTAACCTTGAATAATCTGTCAGACATTCCGTTAACAACAATGTCTACAAACTTTGGTATAATAGGAACAGGTGTCCAGTCTAAGTTTAGGTATGAAAGGTCACCGTCTACCGCCAACTCATTCTTATACTTTGCTACTGACTGCTCTCCCCTTGCGTATAGTCTTAACTTGTGAAACTCTCCCCACTGGTTATAAAACCTACACCCATTACCATCCTTTCTAAACCACTCATATTGTATTGCTTGACCTACCTGTAAACCAAACTCATCAGATGCCTTTTGTTTATCGGAAGCAAACTGGTCAGGAAACGCAGCAGAGTTTATATTAATTTTAACGTCTTTCATCTAATTATTTGACTTTTATTGCTGGTGTTATTGTATTTAGCAAAGTTAATACTTATTTTTGACTTTTGTTTAGATGGAGTGTATAAGTGCTTCTGGTTAGCCATGATAGCTAACCCTGAACTTATAGCAGCATCAAACTTAGTCCTGTTGGTTATATCAAACTTAGCCCAATCCTCTAGTGTCTTACCAAAAAACATACTCCCCATATCACCTGCGTCCCTATACGTTCCATCAAAATCAATGCCCACATACTTTTCTATATAAGACTCTATAGCTGATGCGTGAGACTGCTTAACATCCTCAGATGTGTTAGGTATACCACCAAGCTCTTTCTCTGTCTTAGACAGCTTTATATACGTTTTATCAGGTCTATTCAGTGAGTACCCCCTATACCCCCTGTTCTTTAAATGATACAGTAGCCTAGGTTTATTGTTCTCGCACAGTATCGGCATACCATAAAATACTAACGCCATTAGCACCTCCTCGAAGAATATCTCTGCTGTCTGAGGCCTAGCTATATACTCTAAGAAGAACTCATTACTTGGAGCCTCTTGCATATTAAACTTAGTCAAACCATGTAGTGCACCGTTAGAACCCTTACCCACAACTACCCCTGATATATCATAGGAGTCACAACCAAACGAACCTATATCCTCGTTACCTGGTTTTTTAACACCTCGGTCTACTATAACCCTATTCTGTAGGTGTGGAGGAGGAGTCCAGCTTACTAGAAACCTTCCATTCTTATTAGGTGACCATACAACCTTACTATCCTTTATACCATCCTTCCAATGGAATGAACCCCTTGTTACGTGGTGGTCCATTATTAAAGAGTCATTATAATCTACCTGCTGGTATATCTTTGTTAGGTTAAATATAGACTGCTTACTCTCATCCCTGAATGCGTGAGACTCTGTACGAGGGAACTGTCTATAAAACTCATTCAATGCATCTGCATCCTGTGACAGTGAACTCACCTCATTCTCCCAGTAGTCTACAGCACCAAACTTTATGTCCTCACCATCTATACCTACAATAGGTTTATCGGGGGTCTTGAACACAGGCATACCATACCTATCTATATAACCCTCAAAGTTCCATTCCATAGGTATAAACAAACAGTACAGACCACTTTTAGTCTGACCGTTAGCATTACGTTTAGACGGGAATGAGTCCTCATATAGATTCTTAAAGTTTCTACCACCCTTATCTAACGCATTAGAGGTAGAACCCATCATACACTTACCAATAACCTTGCTACCCAACCTTAGACATGTTTTTGTTACACGCCAGTTGTTTAGAATATTGTCAGGCTTTTCCCACTTACCACTCTCATCGTGTAGTAGTAGCTGTAGCTTTTCACCATCATAACTATTGTCCCCTGTATTCTTCCAGTCAATTGTTGTATCTAACCCCTCTAACTCTTCGTCAGATATAGTAGACATATTCTTCTTAGTAATCTTAGATGCAGGAACCCTATAGGCTAACTCTGTCTTAGGTTTATCCATACCATCCTGTATAGGCTTAAAGAAAAACGGGTAGTTGTTAGATATAGGCACAACCTTATCTGTAAACATTTTCTTGGCATCAGAACCTGTTTTAGATAGTATACCTATCCTAGAATCTTTTGTTATCGTAGCCTGGTTAACACCCTCACACGAACTCATAAAAGAAAAACCTGAACGTCTTATCTTTAGGTAACACATACCAAAACTTCTTTTGTCTGCCTTACACGCCTCCCAGAAAATATAAAATATTCTATTAGCCTCTCTAAAGTCAGGGTGACCTACATCAATCTTTGTCCACTGTAAATACATATAGTGTGTACCTGTAACGTATGTGGGTATACCGTTATTCATAAACCAATGACCCTGCTCTCTTCTATCAAACTCCTGCTCGATATAGTCAACCCACTTACCCTTAAATACATCAGGGGTCTCGTGCCATTGGAAGATAGACTTTATCCTAGAAAGCTCCTTTGATATCTCTGTGGGCTCCCAGTACTGTTCCTCTTTCTTCTTAGACCTACTGTCTATTTTTTTTGGGGCTTTAGGTAGTGCAATCTTTAATCCGTTTATATCCATAACAGTATCTATCTGACCTGTCTTTGATATTATTACTACGTCATACTTTTCGTTATAACCATACTTCCAGGTCTTAGCCTTATTCTTTGTGGTAAGAACCTGTCTGGGTATATACTTATTAAGTACCCTGTGTAAACTATTTTGACCTTGACTCTGCAAATCCTTTTGGTGTATTACTTTTCTTTTCTGCCACTGTACCATCTAATAAGGCACGCTCCTCCTCTATACGTTTAAGTATTTCAAACGCATCGAATATAGCAAGCTTCTTAGTGGCCGCAGCATTCTTTAATCTATCTGCCGCTAAAGGGTCTTCAGCCTCATACTTTATAATATCCTCCTTAGCTACCTTTACTAACTGCTTAACAGCTTTCTCACCAGCCTCTATTATACTAAGCTTTATCTCCCTTATCTTCATTTTCTTCGTAAAGTTTTGTCATTTCTGCTAATGCTTTTTCATGACCTGGCATGTGCTTTAAAATTTGTAAAGCCCCAAGGACCATATCCCTAGTCTGCTTCTCTTCTAGTATTAAGGTCTGTAGGTTTGTTGTCAATGCATCTACCTTAGCTTTTAGTAAGCCTACGTTTTTTTGTACTCCCATGATTAAATTATAATTGTTATATTATTTGTAAACATCCTGTATAGCTTCTCATCATCCACAGTAAACTCGTACTCACTGTCTGGTGT